CTGGGAGAATCAGGCCCTTCTATGTTTACTACACATAACTGGTTATATCGATTTGTAACTCCATTAAGAGTACAATCATATGTATCACTGTTACTGTATACTGAAATAGTCAAACCCATTATACTAATCCTTCCTCTGAAAATCCATTTGCTTCTAAAGTTCCACGAACCGCTTCACGGTCAATTGAGTCTCCACAAAAAGTACCTTCGTCTAAAGTAAACTCTGTTGCAGATATTGCAGATTGAATATCTGTTTTGGTTGCCCATGCACCGTTTTTCATTAAACGATAAATTCCGTCGCGACCATAAAACGAATTAACGTAGTCTAAAAACGTTCCTGTTTGTGTACAATCCATTAACATAAGTGATTCCTTTTCTCTCTTGATATACTAATATCATAGACCATAATGCGACTAGTTGCAAGGCCTAATTTACGTTTTTTGCATTTTATTTTGAAAACAAAGGAAAGTGTGACAAAAATCACACAAAAAAAGAGGGGGATCTCTCCCCCTCAGTTGTCACCTATTATGGTGATATTATAGGATGGTTAACCCATCTCTTAGTATATCTATACCTTATGCGAGGATGTTGTCCACACGGAAGATACGGTAGTACTGGTTGGTTTTGCTTGTTGCAAGACCGCTGCTTGGTGTAGATCCAACAAATGGGTTTGAAGCCATACCATAACGAGTTTTGAACCCGATTTTTGGTTGGAAAGTGTTTTCACCAACCGCACGAACCATAGTTAGTGGTACGTATGGACAGTAGAATACACCAGCGTCATATGGGTTAGTACCTTTGTAACCAACGTTACAGTAGTCTACTGACGCATATGGGTCAATGTAAACTTTTGTACGTCCGTTAAGAGTACCAGCAAATGTGTTACCAGTGTCGTCAACGTTCAAGTTTGTGCTCATTGCTGGAGTGTAGTCCAACATACCAGAAGCGGCAAGACCAGAAGCAACGTCGGAAGAACAGATAATGAAGTTACCTTTTCCTCTTCGTGTTTCTTTGGCGATTACGTTTGACTCTCTTTCGATCTGCATGATTAGACCTTTGAGGCGCTCAACGCTCCAACGACCATCAGCATCTGTTGACAAGTCAAAGATACCGTTAATTGCAGTGTTATTAGTCAATGCACCAGTTTTCGCTTGTGCGTTGATTGTTCTAATAACTTCTCGGTTGATCTCTGCAAGAATCTCAGTTGACAAGATGTTTGCCAATTCTGTTTCAGCATCCAAACCGTGGATTGCTTTAAGATCCTGTGCAAGTTCTAGAGAGTATTCCGCTTTCAATGCACGTGATGTTGCAGTCACAGTCGCTTTTTCGATTGTGAAACCCATCTCGTTGAAAGTAGAGTTAGGATCGACTGAAGAAGATCCAAGACCCTCGGCGTCGCCTGTTGGCATACCACCTGCCTGTGTTGGGCCAGTTCTTGAGTCATCGATAGATGAGTCAACAGTCCGTGTTGGTGTACCACCACCAGCGGAGTCATCGAGCAAGCCTGATAGACCTGATGGGCCAGTAGACTGTGCAGTAGATGAGTCACCAGACCAAGTTGTGTTTGCCTCGTTGTATAGTGCTTCATCGTTAGATGTGTTACCTGTACCGTAACGTGATTTCATCGCGAAGATAAGACCTGTTGGGCCTGTCATCGGCTGAACACCACAAACGTCGTATGCCATCATGTTAGGTAGCGCACGTCGTACAAGTGAGATTAGAACTGGGTTCCAGTTTGCTGCTGAAGAAGTACTGTTGCCAGGTGCCGCCTCAGTCAACATGTTAGTGTTTTGTGCGGCTTCTTCTTGGAAGGCGCGCTCTTGGTTCTCAAGAATAACGGCAGTTACCGCTTTTCTGTGAGCGTCTTTGATAGTACCAGCGGACTCTTCGTTGAGTACTGGAGACCATTTTTCGACTAAACGATCATATGTTTCCATTTTTAATTGCTCCTATTACTTAATGGATTTTTTCAAAGCAGTTAGATATTGATCCATAGATGAAACAACGTCTGTATCAACAGATGCTCCTCCTTCTTCAATTTCTTCTACTTGAGTTTCGACGGATGCTTTCTTGAAGTGATTTTCTTTGATGATCTTCACTTTCGCTGAGAAAGATTCAGAATCTTCAAAATCAATATCTTCTACAAGAGAAGCGAGTTTTTCAACTTCAGTTTCGGCAAGACCACTAGCATGCTCACGCACTACTTCGTAGCGTTGAAACAATTCTAGTTCTTCGGTCATTGCAATCATTTTACCAGTTGTTGTGTTGAGTTGATCTTCAAGTTCTACAACTTGTTCATTAAGATCATCAACTAGGTCTACTTTACTGTCTGGCACATCGATGTAAGATTCTACGAATAGATCTTTCATTTTGCCCATAAAGTTTTCTGCAATCTCGGTTCTAAGACCGTTATGTACTGCAACTTTATTTTCTTCCATCCAGTTTTCGACTACGTAGTTAAGATATCCATCAACTTTTTCAACTAATTCTTCTTTAGTTTTGTTGATTTCTTCATTGAGTTCTGATTTGTAGTTCTCTTCCAAACGACCAATTTCTTCGGACAGTTTTGTTTTTACTGCCATTTCGAAGATAACTGCTGTTTTTTCTTTGAACTCATCAGAAAGGGTTGCTTCGGATTCGACTAATGCTTTCATGTCGTCAGAAAAATCGATTTTAATGTCAGCAGTTTTATCTGCTTCTACTATTGCTTCTTCTTCTGATTCCACTGATTCTGCTGTGTTCTTCATCATTGATGAATATGCAGCTGCAATTTCTGGTTTCTTCATTGCACTCATTTTCATGTACATTGCATTAACCATGCCTGCCTTAGTCTTTGGTTCTGCCGCTTTCTTTACGACATCCCCTGCAGCATCAGTCGCCTTTAGTGCGTCTGCTGGTGCGTTGTCTGGATCGTGTCCTTTAGCTTCGCTAACTTCGTTCTCGTTTTCAACGAGGTCAACACTTTCCTGTTCCACTTGATCAGTCATATGTTTGACTCCTATATTGTTTTTTTCATTAACGAGAGGAAATTTTTGAATTCACGTACTTGTGTCTCATAGAGATCAGCACGTGACGCCTTCTTGATTTCAGTCTCAATTTTTTCAATGTCTTGTCTTTCCAGAATGCCGTTATTCCAGATCCAATCCACACCTTCCATAACTCCATTAACGAATGCTGTTGGTGCCGATGGGTCTTGTACAATATCAACTGTATTAAGAACAAAATCGTCCTTGACGATCATTGCGCCATTACGGTTTTCAAGACTACCCATACCACGAGTCGAGACACCTAATTGAACACCACCGTCTAACAGACCTTTAACGATCTGACCATTTGGAGTGTCTAATATTGATGCTCTTCCCATAACATTATTTCCCTCAAACTTGAGTTCATTAATCTTATGAGATACTTTATCCAAGTTAACAGTCGGCCCTTCTGGGTGATTTAACTCACCAACCGCTCTGTCCTTGGAAACTTGTTGATCGACGTATGCTGCCACTGCCTGTTCCATAACAGATTTTGGATAGATACGTCCATTTCTATTCTTTGTGTCTGCTTGTGCGAATACACCTTCGATGATGTATTTCTTTTTGCCCTTTTCGTCTTTTTCAACGAGACATTGCACATCTGATTCTGTGTATTCTGTAATTAGTTTCATTCTTTATCCTTTTGGGTTATTGACTTTGGCAAGTCTAACCGCCGCGTTCGCAGAAAATATTTCTTCTGTTGGATTTTTCTTAATGAATGTGGTGTCATTTCCTGCTAGAGAAAATGATCCGATAATTGTACTGTCACTATCTGCCTGTTGTAGTGTTACCAAATATTGAGTACCACCAGCCGCAGTATTTACTGCACGAACAACTTGTGCTCCACTTACGTTAATCGCTGTACCAGCAGATGTTGGGGATGCGACCTCTGCCGCGAGTGGTCTAATTACATTTGCCATCTTTTATCCTTTTGCCGCTTTTATAAACTCTTCGCCTGCTCTTTTAGCGGAGTTTAAATCTTTAAATTTATCCAACTCTTCATTGTCAATATAAGTGACAAAGGGTCGTGATCCTTTTATTTTATGTACCATCAAATCATGGCCTTTAATTTTTTTATCATAAACGTGTTCGCCAGGTGGCATACCTTTTTTCATCGCCTCACGAAGTTCTTTAAAAGTTATCATTCAAACACACCTGTTGTATTATTGTTACGTTTATTTATACAAATTAAATCTTTTATTTTCAATTTAAACTGGATGACCTTCTACTTCTTCTTCCTCAGATTCTTCGGGTTCAACAGTAAGATCATCGTCTTCTGTTTCTACATCCGTAGCAGCCTCTTCCGCATCTGCATCTGCTTCTGCCTCAAGTTCTTCTTCATCGACATCATTAAAGATTTGATTTGCGACTGCAATTTTTTCCTGATCGATTGCCGCATCCATCTTCTGTGCAATCATATCATTAAAGATTGTATTTGCTTTATTAAAGTCATTATTTGCTGCATAATCAATCATATTTTCAAGTGTATTATCTTCACTCATCACTGTCTCCTCCTGTTGGGGATTCATCTTCTTGTTCGTCATCATTATCTCCATTTTCTTGGTCTTCATCGTCGGGGATCTCTCCCTCTTTCTTTTCTTGTTCAATTTCTTCTTTCATGGTCTTCCACTCTTCTTCAGTGAGTTGAAGTACATTCTTCGCAACCCAACCTTTTGAAAGGTACTCACCTATATAGTTACCTACTAAGTCCATAGTGGCCATGCGGTTCTGAATAAGTTCTGCCTCTTTGAGTTCAACAAAGTTGTTGTCTCTTACGAAGTCATAACGTATTTCATTTGCCCACATATCCCAATCGTCTTGGGTAATAATACCTTTAAGTATAAGTTGTTTTCTAAGAAGTTCTGCAAACAGTTTAGAGAAACGTTTGCGTAGTCTATCAATAAACTTCTGGAACTTCAACTCATCTCTAGAGATCTCTGTTGATCTACCGAGAGAGAACTGTGCCTCCTGTTCTAGTCTATTGATAGGTACGTTAAGTGAACGATATAATCTTTTCTGGAAATATACAATGTCGTCGATTTGTCCAAGGTTATCACCGCCAGGCAATGTGGATATCTCAGTACCCCTACCACCTTCACGTCTTGGTAACCAGAAATCTTCGAGCATTGACATATGTTTACGATCATCTTTGATCGCACCAGTTGTTGCATCGTATACAAGTTTGTTTCGGTATCGTGACATGATACCTTTCATGTATTCTTCTGCCTTACCTTTCTGCATGTTACCCACATCAATGTAGAAAATTCTACGTTCGGGAGCACGTGCAAGTCGGTAGATTACGAGTGAGTCTTCCATCATTCGTAACTGGTTTACAGGTTTTAATGCTTTATGAAGAAACGATATGACACGCTTTTGGTCTGCGTCTAACAAACCAGATGTCACATATAATACACTGTCTTTTGTTAGTTTTATACCTGATGCCTGTTGGCCAGGTTTTTCTTGATATATGTAGTGTTCATTTGTTTCTTCAATGATCTTCGCACCAGTGATTGGGTCTTTCTTAGACTTGACCTCTTTGACCTTACGGATCTTAGAGGAATCAATAGGGCGAATATCCATTATACCTTTACCCAGTTGGGTGTCATTCACGACTATATGAAATGCTAGTCGTCCATCGATATACCATTTTCTAAATATGTCGTGTCCTAAATCGACAAATCTTAACATATTTAAAAGTTCTTTAAATTCTTCTGTGATTTTGTTTTTAATACTTTTTGAAGTATCAACATCGTCAAGAACGAGTTCCACAGGAAACCCTTCTTCTGAACCAGATATTGCTTCGTTCATAATATCTTCGATAGCCGCATCCACTTCGGGGTGCATCGATATACCGCGATACTTTTGTATCAGAGCAGCATTGTCTTTTGACTTGTCACCGTCGATATCTACATATTGAGCAAAGTGAGTTCCAGATGCGGTTATGTAACCAGCACCATCCTCATCTACTGGCGGAACAATAGATTTTAGTTTCTTCTCATCCGCGTCTGATTTTTTAGACCTTTTGATTTCAAAACCAAATAGTTTTAGAGTATTGTCTGCCATTTGTTTTCCTAAATTAAAGTTAAGTAGGGCAAATTAATGCCCTACTCTTCTATCTATACGTTAACTTGTAGTTGCTGATTCCCAATACTGTACTTGGAATTCAACTGTGAATTCCTCGATAGCATCGTTTGTTTCATAAGCGAGATCAATTGCGCCTATGTTTGTTGGGAAACAACCACGGAAGTTGTAACGTTTCAACACTGTTTCGTCACGATCTAGTTGTTCTACAACCAAATCAGCAGAGTAATCCGCTGGTGCGACTAGACCAGTATTTGCACTGTGTGCATTGATACCGTTCATCCATCGTTCCATTGCGTTTCTCACAACGAAGTCAGTGTCGTTAAGGATTGTCGGAGACCATGTTTCGAATGTTCGGTCACCAGCAATTTTAAGTTGTCTACCTCTAAACGGTACTTCAATAATCCCCATGATTGAGGCTGGTAGTTGTGCCGCTTTACACATAAACGATGTAATCTCTACATCACCCTGTGCATAAGCAGGAAAGTTGATAGTCGCTTTGAAGAGGTTTGGTCTTGCACCGCCACCTTTCAACTTTGCTTTGAAGTCGTCGATATTTAGAACTGCCATTTGTCTATTCTCCTATGCTATAGATCAAACAGTGCCAACGACTTCTTCAAAGTCAACACCAGTTCTAACCGCTACGAAGTTTAGTGTAACGTAGTTGATTGAACGTGCTGGTTTGATGAAGATGTTTGCAATGAATTCGTTTCTATCTATAACTGCCGCAGTGTTGTTTGTATCGTCACAAACTACACGGAAGTCGGTGATACCGCGACGCCCTTGGATCTCTCTAAGGAATGGTTCGACAATGTTAGTAAATTCTGAGCGAGTAAACTCGTCGTTGAATTCAAACATGACGTTTCGTGCGGCAATTGCGATTGCTCTTTCGATACCGAGGAACAGTCTTCGAACGTTAATTCGATCAAATGCACTTGGTCTCGCAAGTTTGGTTTTGTCACCAAAGAGTAATACACCTTGGCCTGGAATGTTCGAGATTGGGTTGACCCCTGACTTATAAAGACTATCTCTTTCCGACTTAGTAGGTGAATAATTTAGTGCAGTAATTCCCAAATACTGTCCTCTTCGTGGGCCTGCTGGTGAGAACCAAGGGGCCGCAACTGCGTCTGTCGCTGCCATAAGACCAGCGGTAGAAGATGAAGCAGGTATTTGAATATACATGTCATTGTATTTGTCATACACTTTTAAGTAGTTATTATCACAGAAGAGATAAGAACTGTTAGTGAATGTTTTTGCAGTTGTAATCGCGTTTGCATTCTGTGAAACAGAATTTACAAGATCAGATCTTGCAGGCGAGGCAACGACAACACAGTCTTTTCGTGTCGATTGTGCAGTTGCAACCAGATCATTAACAACGGTTGTTTGATCTGTCCTTGAACTCATGCCTGGTGCAATCAACATATCTACTTCGATTGTGTCTACGTCTTCGAATAAATCGTGACCTGTAGCATACTCGGTTGTAGTTAGTGATTCTGAGTTTATACCACCAGCAAGAGATATTGTTTTAATACCATCTTTAAATCCGAATTCTTTACCTGATACTGCGTCTGTTCCAGATGCCACACTAAACATACTTGCGTCGCCTTCTCCGGCCATCCACACATATGCAGAAGCGTTGTTGATTACATCTTTTACGAAATTGGTTGATCCATCTGCGCTCTTTGCGTTTTTAGCAACTGACAAGTATGGGAAGGTTTCTAGAACTTCGCCTTGTGTACCTGAGATCAATCCGTCTTGGTCTACGACCATAACGTGAATCTCGTCTGATGTTGCGCCTACACCTGTTGCATACGATGATGTGCCTGGAGCACCGTCAAAGTTTGCGACGAATGTTGCGTCTGCGTCAAATTTGGTTGTTGCATCTGCGGAGTCTGCTTGTAGTAGTTTAACTTGCAAACTGTTCCCTAGATCGCCTGGATATTTTGCGATAAATGTGTGATCATCACTGTCTCTTGCGGCGAGTTGTGAATCCCAGTTATCGCGGTTTTTAACTGTTGGTGCAGCGGAAGCGTTCGCATCGTATGCGTTCTTCGCTGCAGATGTGACTTCACGAACCACTTGAAGTGAGTTCGAGTAACGTAGAAAATAAGCGGCACTGTGGAAATCCACAGAATTGTCGCTGTCGGGTGCGCCGAATGTTGACACCAGAACACTTTCATTAGCGATTTTAGTTGCCTGTTCTACAGGCCCCCAGTTAAAATCACCAACAATAGCACCTGTGCTTGTCTGAACATTTGGCACAACACCAGTTAAGTCGATCTCCTTTACTACGATAGCAGGCGACTCTGATGGAGTAAATAATGCCATGACTCTTTTTTCCTCTTTGAGTTAAATGATATGAATTCATAATACGGATGTTCACTTCTTCGATGAAAGTATTTATAAGAAGTTTTATTTTAAGAATAAACTAGAAATTGTCAGAATATTCGACTGCCCAAGGGGTTGAACGTTCTCTTTCCTCTAAATCTTTGATGTGATCCTCTCCTGTATCCAAAAATCCAAACGGTGGTATATCATTTTCTATTTCACTGATCCGATTCTTGTACAACATTTCTTTTATATTGATATCTGTAAGATCTCGGAAGTGATCTGTGTTGATAAAATATCCAAACATAACAAGGTTCATCATCAAATCATCATGGTTTCCGTCTGATGCTTCGTATGATTGACCCTTCGCCTCAAATGTAGAACATTCAAGTATGGTCTGTTCGTCGTGTAAAGATATCTTTTGATTTTCTATAAGGTCTTTTAGACCAGAACAACCTAGTCTTTTAGTCCTTCGGGTCATTTCTACCCCAAGCCTGTTTGCCTTGACCGTACTCTCGGTATGCATATTCTCATACTCAAAGTCGTGCCACAGTCCATTACAGACCATTGTTCCCTGATCGTTTGATTCTATTATGACATATGCTTGATTATAAAGAGATGCATACTTATATATAATGGTGGGGAAGAGAATAGGAGAGATAGTATTGCAGCGATAAGTAGCAACCTGTTTAAAAGGTCTTGTGCTAACGTCGATCAAGTTAAACGTAGAATAATCCTGTCCTCTTCCTTTACTTACATCCACACACATTACGTAGTCGTGATCTTTTTGGGGTTCTTCGTATATAAGACAATGACTACCTTCAAGTATACGTAAAGGATCTGACATACGCATTGACATAAGTGCTTCCGCACCTATAAGTGTATCCCCTGTTCCAAAGAATGTATTACCAAACTCTTGGTCAAACTGTAGTTGTGATGTGTTGGATATGGTCTGTTTCTTCCAGTCTTCATCGCGATCTGGAACATCCCACCAATCCACTCTAAATGGTTTAAACTCGTTTACCTTTTGAACCGC